GGGTCAACGCGGAACGAAGCAGGGCTGATCTCTTGCACGATCTCAATCTGGTGGATCGTCTGGCCCGTGCTGTCTGTGATGGGCTGCCACGCCTTGCGCGTGCGGTTGGTGACGATCGGACCCTTGACTACGCCAGTGCCAAGCACGGCGGCGTCGTGAATCATTTTGCGCAACTCGCCGTTGTAGTTGCATTCGACCAGCTGATCTTCGATCTCGGTCTGCATGGCCACGGCCTTCTTGTTGGCCATCTCAAGCACGGCCTTGACAACGTCACGAACGCGGGCAGGCTGCCCGTCTTCGGTCATGACTGGCTGGCCTTGTGGGTCCATGGCCATCTTGTTGTCTTTGCTCATGCTCATCAGCTCGGGGCTGGGCGTAGGCTGTATGCCCCAGTTGCGGTCGTCGGTTGGCAGCAGAATGTCTGCAAGGCGGGCCTCGGCAGCATTGGTCTTTTGACGCGTCATGCCAATGAACACCGTCGAGCGGTGGGGCTTGGCCATCTGCGTGGTCACAGGGTAGCCCTGCTCTACGCTGGTCATCATCTGACTGGCCGCCTTGGCTATGTTGTCCTTGCCGTTGTACTGGTCCTCGTCTTCAATCCAACGTTTGTCAACGCCGTAAGAGCCACGCGAACGAATCCATTCGTCACGTTGGCCGCCAAGCGAAGAGCCGAAGGACTGCAGCTTCTCAGCCTTCTTGCGCATCCGCTCTTCTGGATCTTCGTACTCGACCTCGACGTCGATTTGTTGTGGTTGGATTTGCATGGGGTTCAGTCCTCAGCTTAGTAAGGTGCTTTGGCGTAGCGTGCGTGGATAGCCAAAGTGCAGTCAATTGCAACGCTTGTGCCGCCGGTCACTGCGGGGCGAATCCACGCTGGGTTCTCGTTGACTGTGTGCACAGCGGCCGAAGTGAAAGCCATATCGCTCCCGACAGAGCGTCGAGTCAAAGGATGCCAGTTTGTGTTGTCGTTGGAGCCTTGCCATGTAATCGTGCCGCCGCCAAAGGTGCCGGTAGCTTGGCCGGTCAAATCGGCTGAGTAAGCGATAGGCACGCCAGCACCGACATCGCCGGTAGCCAAGTCAGCCCATGAGGCAAGGACCACGCCGGGGACTGAATTTCGATCGATTGTTGCTGTGATAGTAGCCATGAGAATTTCCTCAGTTAAGGTTAATCAATACCCGGTGACCGGGTCAAATACGTTGAACTCAAGCGTCGGGGCCATGCGGCTAGAACGCATGCGGCCCTCGGCCTCTTCTTGTGTCTTGGCAAAGCGCCGCATCATCATGGCGTATCGTGTTGCCGACATCAAGTCATCGCTGATTTTAACGACCATACCGTCCTTGCGGTGGTACAGCCTGAATTCTTCAAACCAGTCTTCCAAATGCGAGAACACGCGCAGGCGCATGGTCTGCATGCGGGTCAGCATCTCGGACAAGCCGGCCTCGACGCCGTTGCTGCCATCCTCGAACGTGGCCCGGTTGGGCATCATGTTCAAGCCTTGGTCCTTGTACTGCTTGGCCAGCTGTTCACCAGAACCGCCCTTGTCGCGCTGCAAGCCGTCATGGGGCCAAGCCATTGGCACCCATTCGCCGCGCGCTCGTACGGCCATTGAGTGGCCAGCAATGCCCGGTTCGCTGCGTCTGTAGCAGTCGGTCACATAAAGCGTATCGCTGTCGCGATCCCAAGCCATCCACACGACGGCGGTAGGGTGATCGACACCGAAGTCAATCGCCGCAATGCGCGCCCAGTGCGGCGGGATCGGGAAGGCCCGAATCTTGATCGCTTCCTCGACCACGGGAAACACACGGCCAGATCCCAAAATGGGAATGCCCTTGGCCCGTGCTTCGCGCTCGTGCTCAGGGTAGCTGGCAATGATCGCTGCAGCCTGCTCGGGCGTGTAGTGCTCGGCGTCGCTGATCGTCATGTTGGTCACGGTCGATGACATCGGCTTTTCCAGCAGGTATCGTTTGACAACCTCAGACATACCAAGCAACGGCGTAAAGGTCACGAAGACCTGACCGGCCGTTGCATTGGTCCGTGTCAAGCCCTCAGAATAAATTGGCAGCGGTGGCTCTTCGTCAAACCACACCAGATCCACAGTGTCGGCCTGCCACTTGGTGCGGCCTTGGTCGTAGCTGTTGAACTGGATCACGCTGTCTTCGCCGCATTCGTGGCGGACCACAATGCTTGAGACCGCATCGGGCACGCCCTGCTTCATGCTGGTATCGCGCACACAGTCAAACGGAATGGCGCCTGTGCCCCACTCCTCACGCATCTCTGGCGGGCCGAGCAGCAAACGCTGAATGCCCTTGCGGGTCAACTCGGCCGATTCGGAACCAACCATGCACCGAATGGCGTAGTTGTATCGCTTGCCCTTCCACCATGATGGGTAGCGGCCTGTCGTGTGCATCGCGACCTCGAAGGCCCCGGCCCACGTCTTGCCAAGCTGGTTGCCTGCCATGAACAAGCGCTCACGGAACTCAAGGCCAGCATTGTGAAACTCGATCTGCTTCTTGTACGGCGCATAGGTCAACAAGCGATTGCGCTTGGCCCTGATGTCCTTCAGGCGCAGCAGCTCGTACAGCTCGCGCTTCTCGTCATCGTCCAGCAGCGCAGTGTCGATGCGGTCGAGCTTGATCATCTCGCAGCCTTTGCAAGCAGCATGTTCAGCCGGTTGTCCAGCTGCTCACTGGTCAGGTCCAGCGTGCCGGACATCTTGACCTCAATGCTTTTCAGCTTTGGTTGCGTGTATTGCAGAAATTCATTGAGCGTTCGCATGCGCGTGTCAACGTCAAGCAACGGGATCATGACCGCCTTGCCTTCGTTGTCCAGCACCTGATGGCCGCCACGCATCATTGGGATCGTGGCCTTCAAGGCCTTGGCGATCTCAACGGCCGGATCGAGCCCCTCTTCAATGCAGGCTTCTGCAACAGCGCGAAGGTTGATGCGGTGCGGCGCGCTGCTCGTGCTGGCGCTCTTGCTCACTGGGTGAGCACGGCCAGTCTTGGCCGATGTCGGAAACGCCAGATCGTCCATGGTCGCCAGCTTTGGTGGCGCCCCGGCTAGGTCGGCGTTGCGACTTGGATTTCGTTTACTTGCCATTCTTCATTGCTCCCCGCACAAGGCCTTCGTTGCGCGCGCTGATCGCCTTGGCCTTGCTCTTGGCGTCAGCTTTGCTGCTGGCACCCCAAGCATTGAGACTAAGCAGCAAGCGCGTTGGCTCACCGTTCTTGCGTTCAGGGCCGGGCATATTGCCCATGCGCGCCAAGAAGGAAGCGCGGCGAGGATTGTCGCCGGCTTTGACTGGAGCTTTGAGGTTCATCCCCTCAGCCTTTGCGCTGGCGCGGCCCTTCTCGTTCAAGCCGCCTGACGGCGCCTTGCCTTCTTTGCGTTGCCAAGCGGGGCTCTTCACTTCATGGCCCCTCGGATGATGCCAGCTTTGGCCGGCTTCGCCGTCTTGGCTGACTCGTCAAAGTCGGCCTTGGTAGGCGCGCCCTTGTCGCCGGGCTGGCGCATGCGCTCACCCGAGCCAGAGGCTATGCGAGCCCTCTTGGCTTGGATGTTGGCGTACAAACCGGGCTTGGCCATTAGATCATTCCGTTGATGATGCCGTTGTTAAATCCAACGGGTGCCTTGACCGCGCCGCCTTCTTTCTTGAACGCAGGCTGCGTAGTGTTGGTGCCGGGCATTGGCACAGACACTTTGCCGGGGATCTCGCCAGCGCCTTGCGTCTGGTTGCCGCCACCGCCAATAGCAGCGCCGGGCATCTTGGCCGCGTTGCCTGTCATGCCGCCGGCTGCGCGCATTTTGTTACGTGATTCTGGGTTTGAGTAGTCTTGCATGTGTAGCTCCTTGAGATTAGGCCATCAGGCCCGGTTGGGGTTTGCGGCTGGCCGCCTCTTCATTCCACATCTGGCCGTACTCCTCGGGGCCTTCCATGGTTTGTTCTTGCGAACCTTCGCCGGCTTCTTCAGCCAGCATATTGTCCACGTATTCACGACACTCGGCGATGCTCTCGCACATGTAAGGCTCACCGCCTTCGCTGCTTGAAACCATGACCGTGCCGTCATCAGCCATTTCGATCGTAATTGTCTTGGCCATGAGGGCTCCAAATGTGCAAAAAGCCGCATGAATTGACGGCTTTTTTAGGGGTTTGTTCGCCTTTGAGCGGGCGCACCTGCGCACGCAGAGAATATACCAACGCAATTTTCGGGTCAAGTGGCAAAACTCAATTATTTTTAGTTGCGTAAAAACAACGCTTTTAGATTATTTTTGCCTTTTTTAAAAAAGTAGTTGACAGTGCCTGTCACTGTGCTACATTTGAGTTGTCGGTTGATTGTTCTTTGTTTGCTTCCCCACCCAACCGACTAGGGGATACGTTCCAGACGACCGAGAGATGTTCTGGTTAGACAGAGTCCACGAGGGCAAGAGTCTTGAGGCGGTGAGCTAAACCGGTACGTAAAGGTCCTTAATCGGGCACGTTGGTAATCCCCCGCCCACAACTAATGCCAAGCGTGCTTGGCATTGGCGGCGTATTCAGGCGGCCGTGACAGCTTGATATTTTTTGGAGATCGATATGCCAGTTGTTTTTCTGACAATTAAAAATGTTTACGGTGTTCCCAAGATTTACCCTGATTCAAGCAACAGCACTGCGTTGCGGCTTGCCAAGTTGATTGGCACTAGGACCTTCAGCGCACAACAAGTTGCTGACATCAAGGCCCTTGGCTTTGAAATTCAATACAGCAACGCTTATGTTGCTGCTCAGGTTTAACAGGAGATCACTATGAACATCACTACTGCAATCCAAATCATCAACGACAGATGCGAAATCTACGGCATGAGCTTGCTCGACACCGTGATCGTGATGAGAGAGATGTTGGACAACGACGAGTTGGACAACAGAGAAGCCGTGGCTCTTCGCGTGTTTATGCGCGAAGGTCGTGCAATGTTTGCCCCCGCTTAAAGGAGATTGATATGAAATATCGCAACGAACCGATCGTTGTCCAGCTTGTCAAGTTGGACATGCCGCTAGTTGAAGTAGGCGGCAAACGCTTCGACACCCTGCGCGAAGACTTCTACGACAACGTGGTCAACCTGACCGTCAACGCTCGCCGGTTTATCCCGGTCTTTTCGCCGTACGACATCGCGCTCAGCGGTGGCGAACCTTATTCTGTTTGGAGGTAATTATGGAATCTTTGCAATCGCGTTATCAAATTTACGTGGCCTGTGCCGAGTCGCTCGGCTTGCCAATTAAATCTTTTGAAGAGTGGCTCAACTCTTAATCCCAGCGTGCTGCACCGTGACAGGGTGTAGTGCAGTGTGATTAACACTCCGATCCAGCCGGATGCTGGTGTGCCTTTGGAGATCATTATGGCAAAAGCAATCATTCAGGCGATCACCGCCGACGACATCGATACCTTGGGTATCTTGCTGGCTGACATCAGCCGCTTGACCAAGGAAGCTGACGCGATCAAAACGCGTTTAAAAGAAGGTGGTTTAGATAGCTACGACGGCGAGGTGTTTAGCGCTGTTGTGGTTAAGCAGGACCGCACCAGCTACGACCCACGCAAGGTCGAAGAGCTGCTAGGTGACTTGGTCAGCCAAGTCGAAAGAGTCAGCAAAGTGACCAGTGTCAAAGTCACTGCTCGCAAAGCATAAGGGTGGCAGTCATGGAATACAAAGTCGATGACTGCCCGGGCGACGACGATCGCTCGCCCTGCTGGTTCGTTTACAAAGCAATTGCTGGGTCGAATGTTTCGCCCATCATTGAACGGTTTTACGGACCCGACGCTGAGTTTGACGCCCGTCTTTACGCTGACTGGCTTAACAACGCGCCCACAGATGTTGGATGTGAGTTTGACATTGGGCGCGCCTTGAATTGAGGAGTGCATCATGAGAGTTGTTTTTAGGGCCCCTTCGGCCACCGTGTTCTACGAATTCGAATACGAAGAATTCGTTGTGAAGTTTTATCGCGAAGGCGTCTACCTTGCAGAGGCTGACTACTTCACCACAGATCGCGCTGAAGCGATCGAAACCGCATTGTCTTTTACTGAGGAGGTTTGAAATGACACGCGCTGAGTTTTACAAAACCTACGGTTCAATGAGCTTTCCGTACTATCCAAAAGAGCTCCGGGCTGTAAGCCCTGTGACTGGTGCTTTCGAGACTTTCAAAGTCGAAAGCGGTTTGGCAATGACCTTCACCCGCGTTCTGGAAGCTGAAGGTTACACCCGTGTGGAGGCAATATGATTTTCAGAACTTATTTTGTGACTGTGATGCCCAAGTTTATATCTTGGAATTGCAACCCCTACACAACGGCGGTCAGTGCTACCAGCCGCAGCAACGCGATCAAAATCGTTCGTCGTGAATACAACGACAACTGCGGCTTCACCAATGGCCCTGCTACTTACACCGCTTGCCTTGAAAGAAATTAAAATGAACAACGAAATAAAAATGTATGGCTGCATGATCGACGACTTCATCGACAGCGTTGAAGATTCGATCACTTACAAAACCGCTGGCCCTTTGATGGTGGTCGCTGGTTTGATGTCTGATGCTCAAGAATTGATGGCTTACGGGGATACAGAACGTGCCCGGCAATATCTCAACAAGGCTAAGGCTTTGCTGTTCCGCGAGATGCGGGGCTGATCCTAGTGTGCAGGGCATGACGTGCCCTGTGCAGTGCGATCCGCACTCTGGCTAACGCCAGTATCTAAACCAACCTAAAGGAAATTTAATCATGTCTCACGAACTCACCACACACGCTGATGGCCGCGTCGAATTTGCATACCTCGCTTCGGACGGAACACCATGGCACGGTTTGGGTCAAGCACTCGAAGATGGCACTAGCCTCGATGCTTGGCGCGTAGCCGCTGGCATGGATTGGAAAATCAAGCGCGGCATCGTTCGCTACAACACCGACTTCGACGGCTCACAGTTAGAGTTGCCAGAACAACACGTTCTGTTCCGCTCTGACACAAAGGCGCCGCTCGGTGTCGTGTCCAATCGCTACCAAGTTGTTCAGCCCGGTGATGTTGTGGAATTCTTCCGCGACATTGCACGCGCTGGTGGCTTGGAGTTGTCTGCAGCAGGAACCATCTACGGTGGCAAGCGCTTCTGGGCAACAGCCAAGATTGGCGAAGCTGCTCCTACTTCGGTAGCAGACAAGATCGGCGGCTACATCCTGATCAGCACAAGCGCTGACGGATCGTTGTCCACTGAGGTACGTCGCACCACCGTGCGCACTGTGTGCAAAAACACATTGGCCATGGCGCTGGCTGAAAAGTCAACAATCAAGGTTACTCACCGCTCTGTGTTTGATCCAGAATCTGTTAAAGAATTCATGGGCCTAAACACTGCTGCTTGGGACGCCTTCCGCCACAACGTTGTCAAGTTGTCCAACATCGAGTTGCTCGAAGAAGAGGCCGGCGAGATCACCGCCAACGTCTTTGGCAACGGCGAGAAAGTTCGAGAAGCTGCTGGCTTTAAGAAGGTCCTGTCGTTGTTCAACGGCGCCGGTATGGGCGCTCAAATGGACGGCGTGATGGGCACACGTTGGGGCTTGCTCAACGCGTTCACAGAGTACGCTGACCACCACGTCCGTGCTCGCTCTGACGAGAACCGCTTTGTGGCTTCTCAGTGGGGCGCTGGCGCTGACCTCAAGCAGCGTGCTCTGGCTGCTTTGATGCCTGCTTGATCGTAGCGTGTAGGGCACCCGCTGGGTGCTCTATGCAGTGCGATCGCACAACCGATCTGACCGGATGTCAGAACTTGTTTGGAGATTGACCATGGAAACACTTATCCGCCGTGAACGTTGGGGCAACAAAAGCTGGAGGGCTGAGACCAAAGAGACCTTCCCTTTGAACGGCCGCACTGCTCAGCTTGAGATCACCACATCAAAGAATTCTTCTGGTGACTTGGCCACCTACGCCAGCATTGGTTTTGTAAACCAGCCCGGCATTGTGACCACCGCCATCTTTGCCGATTACTTCAAGGTCCTTGAGATTGGCAAGAAGGTTCGCTGCACCGACAAAAACGTTGCTGCTCAACAAGCCCGCGCCGTTGCGCGCTGGGCTGAGATCAAAGAAAGAGTCTTTGAGTTTTATGCTCAGAAGGAAGCTGCATGAACTACAACAACTACCACGCTGTCTTTACCAACAAGGTAAAGGACTATGACTTCTACACCTGCCGCCGGGCTTTGCTCGATTGCCACGACACCCTGAAGATTTGGGGTGAAGACATCAACCCTGACTATGCGGTCAAGCTCTGGGCGGAGATTGACGCCCTGCGCGATCGCCAAATGAAATTGAAAAGGAAAAAAGATTATGAGGAAGATTCAATACCAAGCCTATTGGTTTAACGGTGATCACTCGATAGGCGACAAAGGCCAGTTCCCCGGCGGTGACCGCCGCAGGGTACAAGTTGACGGCAAGACTGTTGGGTTTTTAAAAGTCACCAAGGAAGGCTGGGGCCAATTCCAAAAGAAACGCGGCACCCCGTCGCAGATTTGGAAGTTTGAGTCAGCCGAAGGCAATGCTCTGGGATCACAAATTGCCAAAGCCATGCCTTACTACACAAACTATTTTGCAGAAGCTAAGAAAATTATTTCATCAATTGTTAATGGGGAATCAAAATGAGTACGTACTGGGAAAGCAAAGGCCTGTATCAGGCTGAGGCAGATGCGCTTGAAAAACTGCTGCCAATTTTTGGTGAGGTGCCTGACAACAAGGTGACCAACAAATACCTTGAGAAGTTTCGCAAGGCTGTGAATTGCTATTACGACCTGTACAACAACGGCTTGTGCAATCGGGCCCGTGAATTCAGCACTGTGTTTCGCATACCCGGTGTGCCCCGGGAGATCAAGCAGAACTACGGATACAACTTCTTGGTGTCTGCTGCAACTGAAGCCGCCATCGACGCAAAGATGGATCAGATCGTTTCACTTGCTTACGAAGAACAACTTCTCTTGGGAAAGGTAAAGCCATGAACTACGCGTTCGCAATCACATACGCCCTCGGGCTTGTCGTTCTTTTCATGGACCTCATGGTGTGGAGGCCGTTTTGATCGACGACTTTGTCAGGGCTCTTGAGGCCCTGCTTAACATGCCCGAATACGACGGCACTGCTGAGACCTCCCGTGCTCGGCAGCGAATTAAAAACCGGGCTAAAAAACTTTTAAAGGCATACAACGATGACCGCTTGGCGAACCTGCAACAAGTGTCAGAAGAACCGTCTGACTGAAGGCGGCTGTGAAATCTCGGGACTCAAGTGGCTGTGCGCTGCTTGCTGGGCCAAATACATACAAAGGAAAATAAAATGAAACATCAAACTCTTGACGAGTTTTTACAAATCAACGGCTGGTCAGAAAACCTTAAAAAGAAACTTCGCGAAACGTCAGAGAACCCAATGACCAAGTACCTTGTTGCTTGGGACAACGCCGGCCAGCTGTCGGCCTCGGCTTACACGACCAAGCCAAATGAATGGCCCGAAACTGCGGTGGCTGTTTGGTCTAGAGAGAAAGACCTTGACCCTGCCACCAAGTCACGAACCATGATGGCTGTTGATCTTGTTGAAAAAGACAGCATGTCGGTTTACGCTGCAGCCAAAGCTATTGGCGTTAACCAGTCCGCTGTTCACCGCGCCATCAAGCGCAGGGAAGACAAGGACGTTTGCCCTTGCTGCAACCAAGTAATCAGAACTCAATCTGTCTAGCTAGCTTCTTCATGATGGCCGCTGCAATCTCCTGCTCCATGCGGGTGATTGCGGCGGCCAATTTCGTTTCTGCTTCGCCTTTTAATTCTTTGCGTCCTGCGCCCTTGCAGTCCAAGCAGATTTCATCGCTCAGGACCGGCGCGCCTTTGATCACGCTGTAGCCCCTGCCATGGCACACTGGGCACACGTCCTTGGACAGGTGGTGCATCACGTTGTAGACCACCAAAGGAGAGTTGCCCATCTCAACCAAAGTCTCTGCGATATGAAACACCTCTCGTGTATCACCCGCATATCGCCACCGCCAAATAGCCAAGCCCAGCGGGTTGCTTGCACCAGCCATCCCACACGCCCTCACCAAATCAATGTCGCCAATCTCATTGACCGGAACCTCGCTCAGGTTCTTGGACACTTGCGCTTTGGTTAATCGCTCTTTGAACATCACTTCCCCTTTGCTTCGTTGACTGCGTCGATCAATGCCTGCTGCATGTTGCCTTTGCTTGCAAGCACCGCCATGATTCTCTCGTCGATTGTGCCCACAGAAACAAGGTGGTGCACGACGACCTCATTCTTTTGACCTGACCTGTGAAGCCTTGCGTTGGCCTGCTCGTACAAATCCAAACTAAAAGGCAGGCCAAACCAAACAGCCACATTGCCGCCCACCTGAAGGCCGTCTACGCCGTGACCGCCGCTGGCTGGGTGCATTACCATCAACTTGATCTCTCCGGCCTGCCAGCGGGCTAGGGATGCCTCTCCGTCAAATTGCACCGCATCTGGAAACCTCGCTTTGATCCGGTCCCTGTCGTGCACGTACGCGGTAAAGCAAAGCACCGGTTCGCCTTGATCCACTATCTCTTCGAGTGCATCCAGCTTGGCATCATGTATCGGGTGCACAACCCGGTTGTCGTCGTACACCGCGCCGTTGGCCATCTGCCCCAGCTTGCCGGCCAGCACTGCAGCGTTAACCGCCATCACGTTGCCGCTCACCATGGTTGCCTCCATGTCTCGGTATCGCTTCATGTCAAACGCCACTTGGATTACGTTGTCGATCCGCTCTGGCATCTCAACGCCGCTGTCCACGCTGACCATTACATCCCTCACCGCCTCTTGAATCTCCTGCCTTGCGCCCCTCTTGAGCTTCCAGCTGTAGATCGTTTGGCCATTGCGTTTGTCTGGCACGTACCACTTATCCCGGTACTTGGTGATCCCGGTGCCCAGTCTCTTGCCGTTGTCCATGATGCTGATCTGGGCCCACAGATCCAACAGATCGCCGTTGGGATCTGGCGTGCCTGTAAGGATGTACAGCTTTTGGATCTGACTGCGAACCGACTTCAACGCCTGCCACGCTTTGCTGCCCCGGTCTTTGAACCCCCGGTTCTCGTCGATCACCACGCACTCAAAAGGCCAAGGCTCTTTGCTCTGTTTAACCAGATCCACCAGCCAGCTGAAGTTCTCCCGGTTGATCACGTACACGTCGGCCTCCGTCAATAACCCCTCTGCTCGCTGCTTAATGGGCCCTAGGACCTTCGATACGCGTAAGCCTGATAGGTGGTCCCACTTAGCCGCTTCCGTGTGCCACACAAGCTCTGCGACCCGTTTAGGCGCCACCACAAGGGTCTTCAACCCTAACCTTTGGACCGCGGTCAAGGTTGCCACCGTCTTTCCAGCGCCCATGCGAAGCGCAATCAACTGGTAAGTCTCGTCCAGCATTCTCTGAATCGTCACGGCTTGCGCCGGTCTAGCGGAAAATTTCATCTACCTTCTCCATCGAGTCGACCACACGCACATCGGCGCCCAGCCCCCTCAGTATTTCAATGATTCGGTTTTGAAGCGGCGTTGGTTTTTCGCCCGGCCGCTTCAGCTCCACAAAAATAATCTTTCCTCCCGGCAAAAAAACAATCCGGTCAGGCACCCCGCTCATGGAAGGCGACACCCACTTGGCCGCCAGCCCACCAACCTCTTTGGCTTTCTTTCTCAACCTCTCCTCAATTTTCTTTTCCAGCATCGTTTTCCAGTCGCAGGGTAATAGGGCATTACAGGGCAATGGTTTTCCTATATATACCTTTGGGAAACACTAACATTTGCCACAACTGTCAAGTATCATCTTCCCAAAATATGTATATCTTTTTCTATTACCCTTATTACCCTAACTACTATATTCTTTAATGATTTCAAAGACTTAAGTCAGGGTAATAGGGCAGGGTAATAGGCAGGGTAATAGACCTCCATTACCCTGAAAATTCAGGCTCATCGGCAGGAACCAAGAAAACCACGCGCCCGTTTGTCTTTTTACGCTGACCCCCGTTCAGTTTTTTTAATGCCCTGCCCGCCGTGATCGTCTGCCCTTTTGACGGATCTCGCACACCAATCTTCATCAGCGCATCGGTTGCCGTCACCCACAAATCGTTTCCAAGCCCAAATTCCGACCAGTTAAAAGCAGCCGCCAAGCGTTCCTCGATCGGATCGACCACGGTAAATTCCTCGTTGTGGATGTTCAACTCGCCCATCTCTTGCATGTTCAGGGCCCAGTTTTCGCCGCCCTGCCACAGCGTTTTGATCTCGGCCCAAAGCTGCTGCATGTCAACCCCACTGTCCAAATCGAACCCGTCGACCTCGATTGACCAGAACCGCCTGTTGCCGGTTGGGTCGTTCAGGTATTGAGATTCGTTGACCGTTCCGCCAAACACAGTACGCCGGCCGAAGTTCGATTCGGTCGCAGCGTATGGCCGGCGTAGCTTGTCCATGGCCTGCGTTGTGAACGACTTCAGCGCGCTAATCTCAGACTTTGAGAACGTTGCATCAAGCTCACCCAGCTCCACGATCCAATAGGACAAGGCAATAAAGATCGAATCCTTAGAACGCATGTCAAGCGTGTGGCCTGTCAGCACTGCGTCAAGTGAGGCCGGCGCCAGCCTCTGGAACCAAGTTGTCTTGCCAATGTTCTGTGGTCCGACAAAGGTCAGGATGCCCTGACCCGCGATACCGTCAGGGCTAAACGCTGCAGCCACCGCTTGGATGAGCCATTTGCGCATGAGCTTGCGCTTCATCTTCTCGCCGCCGGCCGGCACCCGCACAGTGGCATAGAAGTCCTCAAGCCGAGACACGCCGTCCCAAGCCGAGCTATCGATCCACGTGGCCACAGGGTTGTATTGGTTCTTGTCTGCAAGGGTGATCAGGAATTGTGCAACGTGCTTGGTCGACATGCGCACCTTCTCGCTCTCAGACAGGACGTGCGAGATCGCCGCGTTGTCCCGGTTGTCTCTGGTGAATGCCGTCCCCGGTATGAGCAGCTCAATTGCCTTCTTGATCACGTTGTACCTGACCGAATACTCCAGCTTGTCCATCAGCACGTAGAAGTTATCCAGTGTGCACAGAGGGTAGCCGTCGTCGTTCAGGTTGACGAAGCCGCCGGTCACCTTCACGCGCGCCCGAACCCACCCCCGAACGGTTGACAAGGGCAGCTTCGTGCCTAGGTCCTTGGCCTTTGACTGGATCGCAATCGCAATCTGTTCGCGCTCCACGTCCGACACTTCGGCAGTGTGTGCGATACCAGCAGCAATCTTCTCTTGCAGATGACGCACGTCAGTGCACTTCTCGACCATGTCCATCACCGCAGCCATAGCCACATCGCGCTTGTCCAGCTTGGCCACATCGCGCTTGTCTTTGGTCATGTGCAACAGCGATGCCAGCGTCACGGCGCCGCGGCCACTCGCACGCTGCTGGCTGAAAGATTCCCACTTCTCAGAGCAGTAACCCTCAACCCACTTGCCTGAGCCAGAGCTCCAGTTGTCCCAAGCGTCGAGCCACTCAGGGTCGCCGCCGCTTTGATGGTGCAGTGCAGCACCGATCTTGAGCCAGTCTCCGTAGCCCACGTCGGGGTCAAGGTGCACGAGCACTTCGTCGATCACGCGGTCAAGCTCCCACCCATCGAGCGTGGACTTCAGGTTGGCGAAGGCGTCCTCGCCGCCTGCCTCGCCCATCTCTTCGTCCCACACCTTTGCGATCATCCAGCCTAAGTCTTGTGGCAGCACCGGCAGCGTCGCGTGTCCGTTGATCGCGTGGCCAGTCACTGTGAAATACCGGCCGTCTTTGTACAGCTCAACGCCAGCTTCCTTTTTGGTACGACTGCCATCAAGGTTTGTCTGTGTGAACAGCTTGATGCCGGTGCCAGATGGCGACACCTCGGCGTAGCCTTCAACCCGGTCAAGTGTTTCTTGGGCAAGCTCACTCAGTGAGCCTGTGACTGGGTCCCGGCAGTCGTCAAGGTCGATGCCGTGCAGGGTGCCGCCAAGCACAATGCC